CCGATGCTGGCGCTGTAGATGCCCATCGGAGCACCTGGCCAGTGCAGGCGCATCTTCTCAGCGTTCTGCTCGATCAACTCTTTGACGTGCGTGAGCATCAGCACGCGCGTCTCTGGCCAGTTCTGCAGGGCGTCCTTACACAGGGCGGCGATGATATGGCTCTTGCCGGACCCGGTGGGTAGCACCAGACAAGGGTTGCCCTTGTTGCCTGCCTCGAACCATGCGTAGAGCATGTCGACGGCGCGTTGTTGGTATTCGCGGAGCATCACCCGACGATCCTCCCACCGAACTGCTGGCGCAACTCCTCGAGGCGCTTGTCGCCCAGGCTACACGCTTTTGGATTGGCCAGAATCTCACGGCTGGTATAGACGTGCGCGTCGCCTTCACCGTTGGCCACGTCGCGCCCTTCGATGACGTAGACAGCCGTCCAGTCGTCCAGACCATCCTTGCGCGGCCACGGCACCAGATCAGGATGCAGGACGTGGCCGTCACAGCCCTGCCGCTGGAACTCGACAGGGATGTCGTCTGCATCGTAGCGCTCGCAGCGCCATGTGCTGTTTTCCAGCGCCGTGCTGTGCGCGCAGGTGCGGCAGTTGACGTGCTTCGTCAGCTTGGTCTGGTGGCAAAACTCGTGCGCCGGGCACTGCTTGCACTGATACCAGGATGGATCCGTGCTGATCGGCTCTGGCATGCGGTCGGAGAGTGCGATCCTGCGGCCTCGCTCGATGTACTTCTCGGCCACCGCTCGATCGTATCGCACGCGCTCGGTGTAGATGCGGTCGTCGTCCTTGCAGACAGCGACATACAGCGCCCGGTCAATCTTCGACCCGTGCATGTAGAGGTGCACCTGCACCCAATGCTCCGGCTTCGCCGCTTCCAGGCCGTCACGTTCCAAGGCGTTGAAACTCTTGAGATTGTGTGTTTTGAACTCGGCAATATGCCTCTTCCGCGGGGCCTCCGGCACGCCGGACACAATAATGGCATCGATGCTCCCGGCAATGTGCGGCGCCAGGCTCACCCGCATCTGGTTGGAGCCAGTACGCCGCACGTCGAGACCGATGGCGCGAAGGTCGGAGACGATGACCGCCTCCTCCCTCTGCCCGCGGCGGAACAGGCGCAGGATACGGCCAGGGAACTTTGGCTGCACGGCCCACCGAAACGATAGCCACAGCCAGCGGTCGCAGGGGTGGCCCAACTGGCTGCAGCCCATGTGCGGACGCGGCGGCTCGGCCAGGCTCTCGTGGTGCCTGTCGATCAAGGCCTGAATGCTATGATTCGGCTCGGGTATTCTCATCGCGACACATCCTTCATGCAGTTGTCACCCCGGTCCTCTTGCGAGGCCGGGGATTTTTTTACTTCTTGGCGGCCCAGGGCGGCGTGGCCTTTGCAGGCGCGGCTGCTGCAGGCGAGGCTGCTGCAGGCGAGGCTGCAGGAGCTGCGAAGGTCGGCGCGCTGCCGGTGATCGCTTTGAAGCCCTTGACCTCGTTCTGAGCATCATATTGCTCGGTCGCGTCGCGCACGCTCAGCTTGATCAACAGACTACCGCCGATCAGTTGGTCGGTGTCCGTGACCCTGGCCAGGCCGATAGCACGCATGAGCTCGCCCAGCTGCTGGCGGCCGATCTCTTCGGCCTTGGCGCTGGCGTTCTTGATGTTGAGGTTGCCGAACACCACGCGGCCCTGGTGGGTGGGGCCGGTGATGTCGTAGCGCACCTTGATGTACTGGCCTGAGCCATCCTTGGTGGGCTTGAGTTCAGCGGCCGTGATGGTGGCGGTGTACCAGCCAGCGGGCAGCGGCTCGTAGGTGTTGCCCTGGGGCAGTTCATCCGCGTCAAAAGTCTGTCCGAGGAATGCCATGTTATTGCTCCTTTGGGATGATGGTGAATGATGGGCGACCGGGCTTGGCCGTGATAGCCGCCGACAGGGGTTTGGTGATTGACTCGTTGGCCGCCTTCCAGACTGCCATGTTGATTTCCGGCTTCCATCGGAACAGGCTGGAGAGGTGCTCGGTGAGGCCGTGTTCGGCCGCGATTTCCTGTAGCTTGTCGCTGTCGACCTTGCGGTCAATACGGCCAACGATCTTGATGGCGAACTGGCCCGGATCCACCGTCTCGGTGCCTTCCAGGTTCTCTGCCACACCGACCAGGGACTTGATGCGGTCCTCGATCCTGCGGCGGTCCTCGATCGCTTGGCGCTCGGCCTCCTTGGCGGCCAGCCACATGGCGGCCAGTTCGTTGAGGTCGTCGGTTAGTATTTCTGGTAATGCCATCGTTACTCCCCCTGAATCTTGGCGATAATCGCGCCCAAGTCGGGCGCTTCCCACATGTCCAGCTTGCCGCTGCGATCTTTCGCCAACCAAAGGCCGTCGCTGTCGCACATCAGGGCACGCTGCGTCACGCCCTCTGCGTCGCGCTCAACCCGCAGGGCCAACACTTCGTCGAAGAAGTAGGGCAGCGCCTGGCCGGTCTTGTTGCCGGGCATCGAGGGTGCATATAGCACCCGGCCAAGCTCGTCCTGCATCTTCTCCAGCTTTGCACTCATGTACACGTGCCGCCCAGGCAAGTCTCGAAACGCCCGGATGATGTCTGCCATCTGCTCCTGCATCGCGCCGTATGCCTGGCGCGGATCTTTGGTGGTTTTCTTCTCGGCGTTGAGCACCACCTCGGCGATCTCGCTGATCGAGTCCAATGCCACCGACTGGTAAGCCTTGGCCTCGTCTGCGCTGGTCAGCCAGGTGTACGCCTCCCTCAGCGTATCGAGATCGGCGATCTCAATGTAGGGGATGTCTGCGTCCCGAATGGACAGCAGACCGCCTTCGGCCGAGAGGACGATTGGACTGGGCAGTGTTTTGATCAGGGTTGTTTTCCCAGCGCCTGCCTGCCCGTAAATGAGCAGTTTGACGCCGCTGGCAGCGATGCTGCCAGTCGTTCTCACGTTGATTGCCATCTCAGGCACCTCCTTCCTTCATGGTTGCTGCGCCTTCGGCCAATTCCGCTCGCGCAGTGGTTGCGTTCTGCTACAACTCGCAGTAACATGTCAACACCTTGATGGGAAATTTCTACGGAGGATTGAAAATGCTGACATTAGAGCAGATCCGCGCCGCCCTGCGAGACCGCAGGCTGGCCAAGGTGGCGGAGGCAACCGGCCTGCACTATAACACCATTCGGGAGATACGCGACAACCCCGATGCCAACCCCACGTACAAGGTGATCCGGGCCTTGTCGGACTACCTCACAAGGGGGGTGACGTATGGCGGATCTGACTAAAATCCTGAGCGGCCCCTGGTCGCCACCACCAGAAAAGCGCGTTGCCCCTCCGGAGGAGCAGCTGATCGACGCCATTCGGGCGGCAGGCCTTGAACCACCGGACCACGTGGAGCTCGATGGCAGGCTGCACAGGTTCCGATCTGGCACCAATGGCAAATCCGGTCCCGACAAGGCAGGCTGGTACGTGGCGTTCGGAGACGGCGTTCCGGCAGGGCGATTTGGCTGCTGGCGCGCCGGCGTGGATGTGGCATGGCGCGCGGACATCGGTAGGCAACTGTCGCCGGCAGAGGAGATGGCCCACGTGCGGCGCATGGCAGAGGCCAAGGCGCTGCGCGACGCCGAGATGGAGCGCCGCCGCGAGGTGGCAGCGGCGACCGTTGAGACAATCTGGGCGTCGGCCCAGCCGGCCAGCCCCGACCACCCCTACCTGCAGCGCAAGGGGATCGGCGCGCATGGGGCGCGCGTGACCGGCGACGGTCGCCTGGTGGTGCCCCTGTACGGCCAGGACGGCAGCCTCTCAAGCCTGCAGTACATCGCCCACGACGGCAGCAAGCTTTACCACCCTGGCAGCCAGACGGGCGGCAAGTTCTGGGTGTTGGGCACGATGGACGAGCCCGGCACGCTGTACGTGGCGGAGGGATTTGCCACGGCGGCGACGATCCATGAGACGACCGGACGCCCATGCGTCGTGGCGTACAGCGCCAGCAACCTGGTGCCGGTCACTGGCATCCTGCGCGAGATGTACGGCGCGACGCAGGATATCGTGATCGTTGCCGACAACGACGCATCTGGGGTTGGCCAGCGGTACGCGGAGCAGGCGTCGGCCGAATACGGCGCGCGTGTGGTCATTCCCCCAATCGAGGGCATGGATGCCAACGATTACGCCAGGGCTGGGCACGATCTGGCGGGCTTGCTGCTGCCACCGGCAGACGATTGGCTGATTCCGGCCGACGATTTCTCCGGCAAGCCAGCCCCGATCTCCTGGCTGGTCAAGCACTGGGTACAGGACCAAGCCTTGATCATGGTCCACGGCCCGTCTGGCGGTGGTAAGACCTTTGTGGTGCTGGACTGGTGTCTGCGTATGGCTAGCGGCATGAGCGACTGGTGTGGCCACAGGGTCAGGCCTGGCAACGTGGTCTATCTGGCCGGTGAAGGCCACCACGGCCTGCGTGGACGCATCGCGGCCTGGAAGCACCACCACCAGGCCGGGCACTTGTCCATGTGGCTGTCAAAAGACGGCTGCGACCTCAACACGCCGGCCGGATATCTGCAGGTCGTGGAGCACCTGCGCGGCCTGCCGGAGAGGCCGACACTCATCGTGGTGGACACATTGCACCGATTCCTGGCCGGTGACGAGAACAGCGCGAAGGACACCAAGACCATGCTTGACGCCTGCAACGCCCTGATGAACGAGTTTGGCTGCAGCGTGATTTTGGTGCATCACACCGGGGTGTCCGAGGAAGCCCAGCACCGGGCGCGCGGCTCTAGCGCCTGGCGCGGCGCGCTGGACATCGAGATCAGCGTCGTGCCGGGCAAGGACGGCGCGCCCATACAGATCGTGCAGCGCAAGTCGAAGGACGCCGAGCTGGCCCAGCCCATCTACGTCGAGCTGCAGCAGGTCACCATCCCAGGCTGGTACGACGAGGACGGCCAGCCGGTTACGTCGGCCGTCGTCATCCAGGCCGAGGCCGTAGCCACCGCCAGGAAGGAAAGCAAGATCGAAGCCCACCGCAAAACCTTCGAAAACGCCTGGTGGGCCTCCGGATGCGAGGAGCGCAACGGCCTACCCTACCTTAGCCGGTCGGGCATGATCGACTATTTGGTCCAGAAACTGGGCGTCAGCGAGGCCTCGGCCAGGCAGTACACCAAGCCGAGCGCAATCGGAAAGCCCATTGCTGACCTGCTGCTGGCAGAGATCATCGAGCCGTTCGAGCGTGGATGGATAGTGGTCAACGAGGCACATGCAAGCTCGATGCTGAT